AATTCAGATATTACATATCTTATTAAGAGACCCTTTACGGGTCTCTTTTTTTATGTCATAATATATGAGTCAAGGCATCGCTACCTATGACTGCTCTGGAACAATCTTTGATGGGTTCTATACCAGGGGCGAAGAACCCATCACTTGCCTCTATAGCACAGCGGTAGTGCAGGGCTTTTGTAAAGCCAAGGTCGGCAGTTCAAATCTGTCTGGAGGCATTTGTTTACATAATACACATTAAGCAAACATTAAATATGTAAATAATTATTCAACTTGAGGAATTTGCATGAGTGTCATTATCTACCTAGATCACATTGAAGAACTAGAACAAGAGAATGAAGAACTAAAGCAAGAGGTCATGTATCTCAGAACATTATTAGAATATGATTCAAAAACTACTGCCATCAGACGATCCACTATTACACAAAAAGATTGAGAAGTGTAGTTATAACTTAGACAGATCTAAGTTATCTTATCAGTTGCATGAGAATATGTTCCACTATAATGGGGTGGGACTATCAGCAAATCAAATAGGTATAGAGGAGAGAGCATTTGTAATGATCTCCAATATGGAGTTGCAAGAAACAATTACATGCTTTAATCCAAAAATAATAAAAGAATCTAAGAAGATGGTAAGATTGGAGGAAGGGTGTTTATCCTATCCTGATATTTTTTTAGATGTTGAGAGACCAGATCATATTGTTGTTAAGTATGAAGATGAAGGAAAAGAAGTACATAAAGTAAAACTAGAAGGATTCATTGCAAGGATATTTTTGCATGAATATGATCATATGGAAGGTATCGACTTTACGGAACGTGCTAAATAGTATTGTAAACTTATGTTACGACCAATGTTCTGCAAGGCAAGGAAGTCTATTAAAGAGTATAGGCAGTTCCAATTAAAGTTTTATAAACGTGCTCAAGAGTCACTTGAGGTTCGTTTAGCAGGAGTATCTGCTGCTATAAATAAATTGGAGGAAATCGTTGCAAAGGATTCAGATGAAACCGTCACCGAAGCAAGCTCAGGAAATAGTCAAGAACTATGAAAAAGTTGTTGAGCATTTAATATCTGAGAAGTACGCTACCGATAGAGATAATGCAGATAACATTATTGAAGGTATGAGCGAAGACTGGTACAACCTTATTATAGAGGGTTAATTTAAGGTTTAACCCCCTATATATTATTAGAGAGTGATTATTATGTTTAATAATAAATGGATAGCAATTAGCTTAGGTGCTGTGCTTGGTATATCCCACATCGGTATGATTGGGTTACTTGCCAATAGGAAGACCATGCCTGTAGTAAATCTACCAGTTGGTCCATATACGTCTTATAAAGTAGAAGCAGGGAAGGAAGGATATAGAATTGAATATCGTTCTAACGATCCGAAGGTGATGCGTGTGGAACGGGATATCAAGAAAAAAGGTGGCTTTCTGGGATTGGGTAACAACACTGTTACGACCAGAGAGGAGTTCACGATGGCGGGGTCTGTCCACTTGGCTAATAAAGTTCCAAGAGGAACAGAACAATCAAAGTCAGTCGAGTGTATCGAAGCAATCGGATCAGGAAAAGGAACAGGTAAAATTGTCGGTGCTAGTGTTGGTACTGCTGTGGCCCCTAGTCTCACTGGGATTCCCTTCGTTGGTTGGGTTCTTGCTGGAGCGGCTACGATGATGGGTATGGATGCAGGAGAGGATATTGGTGGTACAATGGTAGAAAGTATTAATCCAAACTGTGAATCTCAGGAGTTAAAAGATGCATCTATCTGATAAAATAAAAACCGCTGAGGATCGCATTAAAGAATTAAAGATGCTTATTGAAGCATGGCAAAACCTAATTGAGGAGAAGAAAAAAAATGAATCATCATGATTTGATTGTTAAACTATCTACGGTTATTCGTTGTTCGTATAGTTCATTACCAGGAATTAAACCATTAAATCTTAGTCCAGAGATGTCAGAAATCTATGGAACTATGGATGAAGAGAAGTTACAGATACATAATGAAGTATATAAGTGTCCAGGTCTTCGTAAGATTCATTTAGAAACTGCTAAGTTGGGATCTTTGGATGTTCTACACTGTGTATTTTTCCCAGATTCAAATTATGACTTACCAATCTTTGGTGCTGATGTTGTTGCTACTCCTAGAGGAGTTGGGGCTGCTATCGTTGATTTATCACCTGTTGGTGACTTTTCTCCCACCCTTAACGAGAAACTAAAAAACATTAGTACTTCTTTTAATTTTAAAGAAGAGAGAGAACTACCCGAATGGGGAAGTATATTCTCATCTCATTGTAAATTTATTAGACCTATTAATAAGGTAGAAGAATCTCAATTTATTAATGCTGTAGAATCGTATCTTACAATTTACACCTTAGCAGTTATGGATGCAAAACCAACAGAAGGTGCAGAAGAAAGATTAAAAGCACAGTTACATTATTGTAATCAGCAGAAGAAGAACGATAAAACCCGTGGCATTCTTGAGAGATGTTTTAGTAAGGAGTGGACAGATAGATATATGGATGAAGTGTTGTTTGATGAACCTAAATAGTCAAACTATATTATTAACCTTTGGTGATAGTTGGGTTACAGGAGAAGGTGCTGGTTATACTAAGGGGATGACCCAAATACGGTATGACGAACTATTCAAACGTAATGAAGATATATGCTGGGAAAAGGGATGGAGAAAGAAGGTTGTAGATCATTTTGACATTGATCATTTAAATTTTAGTACCTTTGATGGTAGTAATACGCAACAGTTCCAACTTGCTAAGGAGTTTTTTATCAGCAAAAAATTCCAAGAGTTGACTAAGACTAAAGATAATATTATTATTTTATGGGGTATTACTAGTCTAAAAAGAGATTCTAGTCAATTAAAAAACTTAGAGATAGACATTCTTCATTGGAACCAATACCTTAAACTGTTAAATAAAGGTATAGGATCTACTATTACAAACTTCTGGTTTGATACTTTTAAATCTAAAGAGTATGGTATAAAAATATCTAACTTTATAGGTATTGAAAGTAGTAAAAGAGATCTTCTCTCTTTATTATGTCTAAACTTTAATGGAACTAGTAATCAGATAGGAACGGGTTTTGAATATGCTGAACGCAATAAATTAATAGACCCATACACATATCATCCTAGACCAGAACAACATTCTGTAATTGCTGATTATTTTATCAATCACCTAAAACGAAATGCCAGAATCTAGAAATCTTTATACCAATCAGTTATCCAATAGAAACTTCTTATCCTCTATAGGATTTAAGTTTACTTTGAGTAGAGCTAGAAAGGTATCGTTCTTATCAAACTCAGCAAATATACCTGGTTTACAATTAGGTGTAGCAGAACAACCAAATTACTTAAAGAATATTGACCTTCCTGGTGACAAGATGTTCTTTGATGATTTTATTCTAAGATTTATTGTTGATGAGGATCTAGAAAATTATATGCAAATACAGAACTGGATGCGTGGTTTGGGGTATCCAGAGTCATTAAATGAGATTGATAGACTTCAATGGACTAATAAACAGAATCAACCAGATGCCAAGTCAATGGACATTTATTCTGATGGAACCTTACAAGCATTGAATAGTAATCAAAGAGTGCAGTTCCAAGTTCAGTTTAATGATTTATTTCCAATAGCATTGTCAGATTTATCATTTGATGCTACTAATCCAGACGTTGAATACTTTACAGCAGAGGCAGTATTCAAGTACACTATATACACTATTCAGAACCCAGAGGGTAAACGCTTATGATATTTTGGATTGGATTCTTTGTCATGTTCTTCAATGAAGGATTCGTTATGATGCGACACGTATCACCGTGGTTCGCAAGACAAAGAGATAAATTTATTAAACGGTATGGTGATAATGCTTGGTATAGATTTCACGGTACTTTAGATTATACTTGGATGATCCTTGTAGGTCTAGGATTATTATTAAACCCTAATAGGTTGTTTCACATAGCAGTGTTAGCAACTTTTTGGGGTGGTTCTTTTGCAATATTCTACGCACCAAGGTGGATAAAGAAGTGGATACAGGATGGAGGATTTGATGGATGACGCTTGACCTTGATATGATACAGAAAATGTGGGAGAAAGACTCCAACATTGACCTTGACAATTTACATATAGAGTCTATAAATATCCCTAAATTACATGCTAAATACTATGAGATCTATAATAACATAGTTCTTTTAAAGAAAAAAGCAGAGCAACAGCGTAAGAACACTCGTCATGAGCGGTATGAATACTTTACGGGAAAAGCAGATCCTGAGATTTACACAGAGAATCCCTTCCCTAAAAAAATTAGAGACAAAGACACACTTCAAAAATACCTAGACGCAGACGAGAGTTTATCTTCAGTTAGTTTAAAGATAGATTATTATGATACTATTTTAAATTATCTGGATAGTATACTTAGGGTTATTCAAAACAGAACATACCAAATTAAGAATGCTGTTGAATTTATGAAATTCCAAGCAGGTTATGGTTGATGTAGTTATTCATAAGTTAAATGAGGTACATCTCAAGATTGAGGCTGAACCCCATATTGATTATGAATTAAGAGATCATTTTACATTTGAAGTTCCAAACGCAAAGTTTATGCCACAATATCGTGGTAGGAATTGGAATGGAGAAATACATTTATATGATTTACGGTCTAAGAGACTTTATGTTGGTCTCTTGGATCGTTTAGTATCTTTCTGTACTAATAGGGAATATAAGTTTAAATTTCAAGATAACAAATATTACGGATCACCTTTTGAGATAAATGAGAATATTTCTAGAGAAGGAGTAAAGGATTATCTAGCATCTATTACTAACTTTAAAATAAGGGATTATCAATTGGAGGGAGTATATGATGCTCTAAAGCGGAATAGAAGGCTATTGATATCACCCACTGCCTCTGGCAAATCTTTGATGATTTACGCAATCGTAAGGTATTTTGTAAGTAAGAACCAAAAAATATTGCTAGTTGTTCCAACGACATCTCTCGTAGAGCAGATGTATAAGGATTTTGAAGACTATGGTTGGCATCCTGATTCATATTGTCACCGTATATATTCGGGTAGAGAGAAGACTAATGAGTTCCCTGTAACTATTACTACTTGGCAATCTGTCTATAAACTAGAGAGATCATTCTTTACAGATTATGATGTCATCATTGGTGATGAAGCACATCTTTTTAAGAGTAAGTCTTTAATATCTATAATGTCAAAACTTGAACATGCCAAGTATAGATTTGGATTCACTGGTACTTTAGACGGCACACAGACCCATAAGTGGGTCTTAGAAGGAGTGTTTGGTCCATCCTATAAGGTAACTAGAACCTCGGAATTAATGGAGAGTGGTTATCTTGCTAAACTTGATATTCAATGTATTGTATTAAAACATCCTCCAAAAAAATTTGAAGTATTTGAAGATGAAGTTCAATATCTTATTAATCATGAACAAAGAAATAACTTTATTAAAAACTTAGTCATAGACTTAAAGGGTAATACTCTGGTGTTATTCCAAAGAGTTGAGTCTCATGGATTACCTTTATATGAATTGATCAATAATAATACCGTTCCAGGTAGGAAGGTGTTCTTTGTTCATGGTGGAGTGGATACTCAAGAGAGGGAAGAAGTAAGATCTATTGTAGATACTGAGGAGAATTCTGTAATCGTAGCATCATATGGTGTGTTTTCCACGGGTATAAATATTAGAAACCTTCACAATGTAGTTTTTGCGTCTCCATCTAAGTCTAGAATACGAAATCTCCAATCAATTGGTAGAGTTCTTAGAAAGGGTAACAATAAAACTAAAGCGATGCTATATGATATATCAGATGATTGTTCTTATGGATCGAAGAAGAACTACACATTAAATCATCTTATCGAAAGAATAAAAATCTACAACGAAGAGAAATTTAATTATGACATCGTAACCGTAAACTTAAAATAGGACAATATATGGAAGACGATTTTTACGCAACAATTAAACTCAAAAGCGGTGAAGAGATATTCACTAAAGTTGCACCGTGCTATGAGGAAAATAAAACTATATTGCTTTTAACAAATCCTATTACTCTAGAACAAATTAATGGACCTAGAGGATTAAGTGGTTATAAATTGGAACCTTGGTTAAAAACTACGAAAGAAGATATGTTTGTTATTGATATGGATAATGTTATTACTGTAAGCGAATCTAAGGATATTGAAATGATTATGATGTATCAAGCATGGGTAAGAGAGTCTGCTGAAGTACAAAAAGACCCTACAGGTATTAGAAAAAAGATTAATCGTAAGATGGGATATACAGGTAACGTCGCTGATACTAAAGAGATCTTAGAGAAGCTCTTTGAGAAGGACTAAAGGAATCCCTTTGAACCTTGACAGGTACATTGTACCCATATACGCCTACCGTGTCAAGTTGTCCTTACAACTCAGAGATGTTATAATAACTTCAACACAAGGAATACCAATATGGCTGGTGTAACAAAAAGAAAAAGATCTATCCATTATGTTAATAACAAGGAATTTCTTGCTGCTTTAATTGCTTATAAAAGTGAGGTTGCAGATGCTGAGTTGTTAGAAAAACCTAAACCTAGGATTACTAATTATCTTGGTGAATGTTTTTTAAAGATAGCAACTCATTTATCATTTAAACCAAATTTTGTTAATTACATCTTTAAAGATGATATGATTTCTGATGGAATAGAAAATTGTGTACAATACATCCATAACTTTAACCCTGAGAAGTCTCAGAACCCGTTTGCTTATTTTACTCAGATTATTCATTATGCGTTCTTACGTAGGATACAGAAAGAGAAGAAGCAGTTAGAAATTAAAAATAAGATCCTAGAGAAGACTGGATATGATGAAGTCTTTTATGATGATAGTCTTACAGGTGGTGATAACTTCTCAGACTATAACAGTATAAAAGATTCTATTCATTCTAAGACTAGGTATCAATGAAGGTAGCAGTAATAACGGATCAACATTTTGGTGCTCGTAAGAATTCCAAATTGTTCCACGATTATTTTCTAAAATTTTATAACGATATATTCTTCCCAGAGATAGAGAAGAGAGGTATTGATACTATTATTGATATGGGTGATACCTTTGATAATAGGAAGGGTATAGATTTTGCTGCTTTAAAATGGGCAAAGGATAATTACTATGATAGATTAACAAACTATACTATTCATACCATTGTTGGTAACCATACAGCATACTATAAGAATACTAATGATGTTAATGCTATAGATTTATTACTTAGAGAGTATCCTAATATAACTTGTTATTCTGAGACTACAGAAGTCAAGTTTGATAAGTTAAAGACTTTATTGATTCCTTGGATATGTAAAGAGAATGAAGAAGAGACTTTTAAAAGGATTAAAGCATCTAAAGCAAAAGTTGGATTTGGTCATTTAGAATTGAATGGGTTCACTGCTACTCGTGGACATGTTATGATGAATGGATATGAGGTTGATGTATATGATAAGTTTGCAAAGGTATTTACTGGTCACTATCATACTAGATCTAATAATGGAAAAGTATATTACTTAGGTAATCCTTATGAGATGTTTGCTAATGATACTGGAGATCCTAGAGGATTCCATATATTTGATACAGAGACTTTAGAGACTGAGGAGATTCGTAATCCATATAGGATCTTTTATAATGTTTATTATGAGGATGACAACGCACAAACATTTGATGCTAGACAATATCAAGATAAGATAGTAAAATTGTTTGTAAAGAAGAAGACCTATCCTAAGAAGTTTGAGAAGTTTGTAGATAAGATTTATGCTGCTAATGTTGCAGAATTAAGGATTGTAGAGAACTTCAATGATGTAAATGATCAGGTTGACGATACTGATATTGAATCGGAAGATACGATATCTTTATTAAACAGGTATGTAGAAGAAACTGAAACGACTTTAAACAAGTCTCAAATTCAGAGTCTTATAGAAGAAGTCTATAGGGAGGCATGTGAATTAGTTTAATGTACATACTTACCTTGGAGGGTCGTGAAGACCAAGGAGCGTACTCCGTTACAAATGAAGAAGGACGACAAGTTCTCTATCTTTTTGAAGAGGAGGATGATTGTGATCGGTTTGCTATGATGTTAG